GCGCATCGCCGCCATCAGTTCTTGCGCGGACTGATCGGGGATCGGCCCGAGCGCCCCCGCCTCGACCTTCGGCTTCGTCTCGGTGACGGTGGCAGCTGCGCCCTTCGTCGCCGGCTCGCTCGCCTCGACGGCGGGCGAATCCTCGTGCTTGTCCTTGACTGCCATTTCCGTCTCCTTTGCGGACGCTGCAACCGACACGTTCGTGCCGGAGTCGGCGCCCAAGTCCACGAAACTGATCTCGCGAAGGGTCGATTTTCGAATCACGTCGATCGGCCCGTCGACCATCCGGCCGTTCACTTCTGTTGACTTGCCCTCGGCAATGAACTCAACCTGGTTGGCGTCCATGCCGACCGACGCCTGCCACGGGAACCCGTTCTTCGCCGAGCTCGCGACCTCGCGCGCCGACTCGGTGTCAAACGAGAGCACGCCGGTTGCGACGATCTGGCCATCTCGGATTGCCACCGCGTCCGAGTGCCCGATGGTTTTGCTCGGATCGTGGTTGCGGCGAATGGCAACGGACTGCGTGGGAGTCGACACTCCACCGAGGTCGATCACGACCGGGTCCCACCACAGGGACACGCGGATCGGCGCGCCGGTGTAGGCGACCATCGAGAACGTCGGGAGCTTCTTCCCGTCGCCGTCGGCAGCGAGCACCAGGCCCGCGGGGCAGATGAGCGAGAGCGTCTTCGGGTGCTCAGTCTTCTTCGGCATCGGGATCTCCGTCGTCGACCATCGGCTCGGGTTGCGCGGGTTCCATCGCCGGCGGCGTGAGGCCGAGCTCGTCCATGAGCGCCACTTCTTTCGCGCGCTGGCGGACCTGCTCTTCCCAGTCGAGCCCGCGGCTGCTGTACTCCTCGGCGAGCGTGGTCGTGTTGTTCTCGAGGCGCGTGCCCTGCGCGTTCGCTTCCTTCTCGGGGTCGACGTGCTCGGACCCATCCCAGAACCAGCGGTGCTTCGGCAGCGGGCCGCGGCGCCGGAACGCTTGCGGGAGCAGGCCCTCGATCAGCGAGGCTTCCGAGATGAACTCGCGGAACAGGGGATTCAGCACCAGGCGCGCGATACGCGCGCGCTCGACGCGGATGGCTTTGTTGTAGACCTGGTGATCGAGCCGGCCGGAGGCGTAGTTGTAGGAGCTCGAATCGCAGGCCGCGACGTTGTAGGGCACATTCAGGCACCTGGCGATTTCGGTCAGGTACTCGCGCTTCGCCATCGCATAGGTCGTGGTCGGCTGCTCGGGCTTCGCCTGGCCGAGCGACCACCCCTGCGGCAGGACGGTTGCCATGCGCTTCTCGAGCTCCCACGTGCTCATCTCGGGGATGGAGTCCGCCTCGTCGGCGTCCGTCGGTGGGAACTGCGATTGAATGACGAGCGCTAGGTCGGCCGCGACTTCGGCGGCAGCCAGCACCGCGAGCGAGTAGCGACGCAGCTGGGCGAAGAGCGGCAGCGCCGCCGTGATCTCGGGGATCCCGCGCATCTGGCCAGGGCGCAGGCGAAGGAAATAGTGGAGCATCGACCGCGCGGGGATGGTGCTCGACTGGCTGAAAAACCCCGTCATGGAGCGGCGGTCGCCAGGATGCTCGGCCAGCAACTGGTAGCTGAGCGCGCGGCCGAAGCGATCGAACAGGATCCCGTCGGCCTCGTTCGGCTCGAGCGTCGGAAAGGGATTCGCGACCTGCTCGGCTTCCACGAGCTGGAGGTCGAGCTGAACCGGGAACTCACTCCTCGGGTTGCTCGCCATCACGGCGAAGGTCTCACCGTCCTCGTACTTGGCGAGCCGCATGGTGTGGAGCTTGCCGGTGAGGTCGATGTCCTCGGCCCACTCGCTGAAGATTTCCTCGAGCGCCGAGTCGGCGGACCGGTCCCCGCTCGTCACCTGCAACCGCGGGCCCGTGCCGATGCAATCGTTCGCGAGTGTCAGCCCGATTCCCTGGGCATAGGAGTTGTTCGACACCTCGTAGCGCGCTCGGTTGCGGAGCGTGCGCCTGATCTCCGGGGCGTTCGCGGCGTTGGCCGAGAGCGCGTCCGCCGCGCCCCAGTGCTTGCGGTTGTCGATGTGCGTCTGGGCGGCGTCGTAACGGGCCCTGAGCTCGCGGAGCTTCGCGTTCGCGCGCTGTGCGACCTCCTGCGCCGCTACGAGACGGGCGTCGGTCCGCGCGGCTTTGGTGCGCCTGCGTGGCGCCTTCGGCTTGGCCATGCACTAAGGGAAGAACCGGACGCCAAGGCCGCGCAATCCGGCCGGCAAGGTGAGGCGCTATGCGTAGCGCGCTCCGTGTGGAACATCTTGGGAGCCATGCCGTGCGCATCCCGTTGGCAAGGTTGGGCGCCAGTCGCTTTGCGTGGTATGCTCAAGGCATGAGCCAACACTTCACCTATCCCGACGCCGAGCGTCGTTACCTGAACGACCCTGTGTTCCACGCGATGGTCCACGCGATGCTCGGTTGGATTCAGCAGCTGCATCTGACGCCCGGCGAGTTACGCGACGCAGCAACGTTCGCCTCGATCAAGTTCGAGATGGAGTTCGGCCCGTCGCCGGCGATCTTCACGCGTCCAGGCGGTACAGCCGGAGAAGTGCAGGCTCAGCGCGAGTCAATGGGGAATGTTCCGCCGCCGCCGACGGGCCACGCATGAGCTGCCCGCAATGCAAGAACGAGGACGTGTCCCGCGACGAGTGGCGGAACGAGCCAGGCAACGAGTGCGACTGGTCGCTCGCAATGGACGAACACGGTAATACCCTGGTGTTCTGCCCGTTCTGCGCCGTGCGACTGCCGCTGACGGTGGGCGAGCTTCAAGCCTTCAAGCCGCTCGCATGGACGCGCGAGAAACCGACCAAGCCTGGCGTGTATTGGGCAACCCGCCAGGACGATGGTTACATGTCGATCATTGACATCTGCCGGGAGGAGGAAGGATGGCTCTGGGTGGATTACGCCAACGACCAATCGTTGCATGACTGGGAATGGTTCTGGGGCCCGCTCGACATTGTCAAGCCGGAGCCGCCGGCGTCATGACTCACGCACGCCGGTCTGCCTCATAGGTCGTCTTGAGCGCCCCGCAGTTCCGACACTCGCGCCGGCGGCGGACCTGCCTCCCCCACGTGGGCCGCGACTCGAGGGTATAGAAGTGCCGGCACCCGCATCGCGCGCACTCGAGCCCGCGGTCCTCGGACGCCGTGTCGATTTTTCCAGTCCCATTCGACGGCGGATGGCGCTTCATCCACGCCACCCCGCCCTGGCATGAGAGCGCGCCGCCCGCTCCGCCAGGCTCACCTTGCGCCGCGGGCCAATCCTGGTCGATGGCATGCCCTGGAGCGTCACGCCGAGGATGCTTGCCGCCACGCCCGCCCCCACGAGGCAGTCGAGCAGATGGTTTTCGCGCTGTCCTGGGCGGAGTGTCCAGATGTCCACCACACGCGAGCTCCCCTGCATCCGCGTCCGGAACTCCGAGGTCAAGTGCTCCGCGATCATCCGGTGGCGGTTGGGGTTCCGCCCGTAGAGGCTTAGACATCCATGGTCTCCCATCGTCACGGCGAGCCGTGCGTGCAGGAAGCTCTTCCAGTAGTTCGAGTCGAACAGGACGCGGCGCGCTTCCCTCGAGGTCTTCGCGCCGATGTGCCAGCCCAAGCCCACGCGGTCGCCCGGCTTCTTCTTCCACTGCTCGATCGGCCGCCCACCCGGCCCGATGTAGTGCCCGTGCGACGGAAGAAGGTTCGCCGCGTGGACGCTCCGCTTGCAGAACTGGTGCACGATCGCGGTCGAGGTGCCCCACGAGGCATCGATCAGGCAGACCGACGGCCGCATCGGCGACATGTCCTCCCGCATGAGCGGTATCCCGAAGAGCTTTTCCGTCAGGGCCTCTAGTCCGGCAAGGATGGCGCCCTCGAGGCCGGCGCCCTTCGCCGCCAGGCCGAGGGTGTGCTGCGCATCCAGCAGGGTGAAATAGTCGCGGGCCTGGTCCGGGTGCGCGCCGTAGTCGACGACATAACCCGTGAAGTCGTCGCGCCATGCGAGGACGGCGTAGTAGAGCAGGTTCTGCTGCACGTCGACGAAGGCCGTCAGCCGCGTCGCGTCGAGAGGCACCATGCCGCGCTCGATCCCGTTCACCTTGGCCGCGATCTGGTCGGCGGTCAGGATGCCGACGTCGGCGAGACCGCGCTCCACCATGGGCTGGTTCTGGTACTCGGACCAGAAGGCGACCTCGTCCTGCAGCCGGAGGTTGACTGCGTGCTGGATCGCGCTCGCCTCGTCGTGGTGGAAGCGCTCCGGCCAGGCGATCCGCGCCCCTGCGTCGAGCTGCTCCCGGTGGTCGCGGTAGAACTTGGTGGCGTCCCGGATGTCCCCCCACTGGCGCAGCGACTCGGCGCGCACCTCGGCATACCCCTCCCAGAGCTTCGTATCGGTCGGGTGCTCGTAGATGAGCTGCGTCCGCTCCCCGTTCCATTCGGGGTGCTTCTTCCGATCGAGGATCACGTCGGCCATGTCACCCGGTCGGATGACCGTGCAGGGCATGAGGGCGGCGATCTTGGAAGCCGGGCCGGCGAGGCCGAGGACCGCACCGGAGAGGATGCGCTCGCGCGTGACGCACTGGGAGAGGCTGTTTGCGGACTCATCCGTCTGACAGTCATCGCAGATGACGAGGTCCGGGCGCGCGGAAGAACCGTCCGCGCGCTTGAACTTCATGCCGCGGATGCGCCCGGTGAGCCCGGCGACCTTCACGATGGCGCCGCTCGCCTTGCTTCCCTCGATCGTCGGCAGCACCAGCTCGTTCTGCGTCCACACGATCTCGGTTCGCTGGCCCTGGTGGAGCTGCCCGGCGCACCTGTTCGCGATCCCCTCGAGGCACCGGATCGGGTAGCAGACCTCGGGAAAGTCGGCATAGAGCTCGTCGTTGTGCTCAAGCTCTGCCATCAGGGAGTCGAGCATCTCCTGCGCGTGCGTCTCCGATGCGCCGATGAGCGCCACAAATCGCCGGTGTGCGTAGAGCATGGACCACAAGGCTGCCGCTTCGCAAAGGCTGGTCTTTCCCGAACCCCTGGGCATCGCCATTGCGAACTGCCCGCCCTCGATCACGCACCGCCTGGCGCGGTCCAGCACCTTCAGGTGGTCAGGTGACCAGGGGAGCGAGAACGTCGTCTTCAGGTAGGCGTCACAGAACGCGCGGAGGTCCAGGCGTGCGAGCTCACGGCGCTTCGGATGCTGGGCCTTGGGTATCTCGCCGATGTCGCGGCCGGCAAGAGCGATCCGGCGTGAGCGGTCGGCTGTCTGTTTCTTGTGCTTCTCGTAGTCACGGCCCAACATCTGCGCTTGTATGCGTCTCCTGAGCGCGCGCCATCGGATAATAGGCGCCTGGCCATTCGGTGTCCGGCGCCGCCGTGTCCATCTCGAGCGGCCCGATGAAGCGGTTCCATTCCGTGCAGGCCGCGGCCGCCTTCTCCTCGGTCGAGAACACGCCGACCACCTCCGCTGCTCTTTCGCTGTCGGGCTCAGGGTGCCGCATGGCAAGCCACACGATTTTTCCGCTCAAGGTTGTCATCTCCGTCGTTGCAAAGAAACTCTGCACTGGTTTTTGGGGGTCGTTTCGGCCCTCTTTCTCGAGGGGTGGCCGGGAAGGACCCGCGCGATTTTTTCGAACGAAAATCAATCACCCTCGAAGATGTGTAGCAGATCGAAGCGCGAACCTTCGCTGAGCTGGTCGCTATGTCGATCGACCCATGTGTGCAACGCTGCCACGCGACCCTCGTTGAAGATCATTATCTCGCCTTGAATCATGTCAGCTTTGTCCCCTTTGAAGATGTTCGCGAACTCAATGCGCGCATCTTCGGACAGCACATCACGGTGGTGCGAGCACCACTCGGCTACAGCCACGACCATGGCGTGGTCCCTGATCTTGACATGGAAGTATGCCTCTGCCACGTCAGTACGCCTCAGGTGGCTCGAGTCGACGGAACACGATTCCGAGATGCTTGTTCAGTTGCGCTACTTTCGCCTTGGCGTACTTGTCCGCTTCGATCTGATCGTGGAGTGAATGGTTCTCCACCACAAGCCCATCCTCTTCGACTCGCTTCGGTTGTGTTGGATCAATGTCCGCCATGTCATGGTCCCCCTGATCTGAGCTTGGACAGTAGCCAGCGCAGTGCGTAGACCAGTAGCTGGGCAAGCAGCACGCCTGCAATCACGTTGATGATCAAGTGCCAATCGAAGGAGAAGGTCACGTCTGAGGAGAGTAGCGTGGGTAGCATCAGGTACCGTCCTTTCCTCGCACGCACTCGATGTGCGCGGCGTTGTAGGTGGTCACATCCCCGCTCTTGCGGCCCACGAGGATCACCTCGCACTCGTCGGCAAACGGCTTCTCACAGAGCGAGCAGACGTGGTGCATCACACCTCTCACGCCCTGGAGGACGATGTCGTTTGCCGTGCTCCTGGTGCCATCCTTGTTCTCGATGTATCCGCCCATCGTTCACTCCCTGTTAGAAGACCTGGCCCACCCAGCAAAAGGGAGGATCTGCGCCCGAGGGGATCGGGCGCGCGGGAGAAATTTGGTAGGCCAGGCCGAGGTTCATACGTTGAAGCCACCGAAGGGCTGGGCAGCAGCTGGCTCGATGAAGCCCTCCTCACCGCGCCGAAGTTCTCGGATCACGTCCTTGTTCGCGATCGCCTCGGCTTCGGTCAGGAGGACCAGCGTGCCAGCCGGAAGGCCTCGATAGTTTTGGCCCGATTCCACGACATAGGTGGTCTTCGCTTCCTTGGTGGTCGGCTTCTCATCTGCCATGTGCGCCTCCTGTTAGGTCAGTGCGGAAAAGAACCGGCGAACGTTGCCACGGTACCTCACACACAAACCCCCTGTCGGCGTGGTTGGACCCCCGCTGGTTAGGCTCGCCGGTTCCATGTCATCGATTCCGCAAGTGATAGGTGTTTACCAGGTTGACGGCGAGTGCACCCTTGACCATCGCCTCGGCGGGCTTGGCCGAGATCCAGGGTGCGATCTGTACCAGATACTTGTCGTCCACGGTGATGCCAGCTGCCTCGTCGGCGAGCATCCGCATGGCGACCTGCTCCACGGTCTTCGGTTGGACAATCGGCCGCGCGACCGTGAACTCGGTCTTGCTCTGCAGCGCGAGTGCGGTGCCGACTCCGCCGACGAGGATGGCCGCTGAGAGAACGAGCAGAGTTCTTTGCTTCTTCATGGTTCCATCCTGGTAGACGGTGCCCGATCCGTGGAGGTGTGCGCTCATGGTCTCTTCCTTTGGTCGCCGATCACGATCTCGACATCCGCCCTGATCTCCCACCACACCCAGTCCGTCGAGAGGATGTCGATCCTCCCCCTGGTCCCCTGCCATTGCACCATCCCCACGATCCAGGGCCCGTAAGGGTGGATGATGATGCAGCAGTGGAAGTCTTCCGACACTGGCCCACCGAGTAACCACCAATCGAACGCCGTCAACGGGAAGCGATAGCCACCGAGGTAGAGTGCGCCCAAGCCTTCGCCATGGCCGATCTCGCTGTCCAGGTAGCCGATCGCTGGCTCGTGCCAGTCGGTCACGCGGAAGACGTAGAGGGTGGCATACGCTGGGGCGATCGCTATCAAGAGGACCAGACTGGCGAGGGTGGTTTTCACTTCGGCCATCCGTAGGTTGCGGCCTGCTCGAAGTACATGGCCCACCCGTCCGCGCCCTTGGGCGAGAGGAACGAGTTGCCGTTGTAGACCTCGAGGACCTGATACCCCCTGATCTCCTTGGCGAGCGCGTCGATCGCCGCCCAGCTCGCGCGCGGTGCTGCCTTGAGCACACGGGAGGCCTTCGAGAGCGCGGGCCCCGACCAGCCTTGATCTGCCAGCCAGTCGACGCCGGAATAGGCGCCGCTGTTCGCGCGCAGGCGCTCATCGATCGTCTTGCCTGGCATCTCGGCCTCGCTCTTCGGCCCGAACAGATTCCAGGAATCGAGCACGCCGCCTTTGAAGGTCGGGCTCGGCCGCTGGATGATGCCGGGCTGCAGGAAGAGGTTTGCGGTGTACTCGACCAGGTCGAGCCAGAGACCGAGTTCTGCGGGGTTCGGGTCGACCTGCGCACCCATGCAGAAGGCGTTCAGCGCGATCGCGCTGCCGAATGCGCCTTCGAACCCACCCGTCTGCTCTTCGGGGATCGACAGATCCCGGCCGCCGTAGTTCCGACCCAGCAGACCCTGGTAGGCCGTCTCGTCGAGGCGAGCCTGCCACACCCACTGCGCGATCGAGCGTGCGTAGGCGAGGTAGCGCTCGGCGTCCTGGCGGAAAGACGGCTTGTCCTTGAAGCAGAGCCACCCATAGAGAGAGATCGCGATCATCCAGCCGGACGCTCTTGAGCTGTGCTTCACGATCCCGTTCGTGATGTACTCCTCGCACCAGTGGTGCAGGTGATGCATCGCCAACGGATCGGCCAAGAGAATCGCCGCCGCCGCCAGGTTTTCCGCGCCACCGTGCTCAAGGTCCCATGCTTGCGTATCGGAGTAACCGCCGCTGTATCTGCCGCCGGCGAGCTCGAGCGCTGAGATCGCGTTCTCACTGAGCGGCTTGCCCGAGTCCTGGCCGAAACATTCGGGAAACTGGTACAGGTTGCCTTTGGTGATCTCAACCCTACCCTCGTGGCCGATCCAGGGTTTGAGCGCGGCCGCGTCCGTCGCGGTGAGCTTGTATCGGGTCTCGGCGTCAGGCATCCAGCCATCAAGGCCGGCGAGGTAGGCGGGCCGTCCGGGGATCCAGTAGGGAGGCCCGAACTTCGGGCTCCAGCAGCCGAGCTGACGCGCGGACCATTGCCACAGTGCGCGCAGCACAGCCTTCACACCGGCGGGATTGTTCGCGCGCTCGTGCGCCTGCCAGCCCGTCTCGTAGGGTGACCGGAAGACCTCCCTGTGGTGAGCGTGCGTCTGGTCGTTGTAGAGGTCCGGCACCTCGATCTCGCCAATGGTCGCACCGATCGGCGGGTTCCGAGGGTCGCTGGTATCCCAATAGCGGGGGTACTGATAGCTGCCGTCGGCCTTCTTCACGTCGATGCGACGCGGCGTCCACTGCGCCTGCCAGGGACCGCTCCCGCCGATTCGGTCGGGGGCCGTGACCGGCTCCCAGAGTCGGTCAGGCGGCAGCACGCCACCGGCTTCGCCGAAGTTCTGGATCCAGTACTTGGCCGCGCCGTAGTTCAAGAAGCGAGCGGGGGCGCCGAAGGAGAACGAGTAACCCTCCTGCAGGGCGATGACACACACCCCGGACGGGAAGGATTCGCGCACCTTGCCGTCGAGGTCGCAGAGGTTGACCTCCATGACGCCACGCATGCGCGGCAGCGGTGCCTCGATCGAGTCATTCAGCACCGCGCCGGCGATCCAAGAGCTGCCGTCCTTGAACTTGTAGTGCCACCAGGTGATGCGGAGGCACCGCTCCGGCTCGTTGAAGGACATCGGCTGCAACCACGAGCGCCAGATGTGCCCAACGCCATCCTGCGGCGCGTGACCTTCGAGGAACTGGTCCTGGGAGAAGAGGTGCACGCCCGGCGCCCCTGAGTCGAACGTGGCGACGACAGATGTGGTGAGCTTCTTCCAGCCCCGCTCGTTGATCGTGAACTTGACCGTGATGCGATGGTCTGGGGCGTTGGGATTCGGTGGAGGCGGTGGCGGCGGCGTGGGGATGATCGGCTGCGCGGCACCGGCGGTCCCTACGTGATCGAGAGGGCTCGGCTCGGGCATGATGCCTCCTGGAGGGTGACCGCCTCCCCTTTCGGGAAGACGGTCCAGTGAGTCAGATCAGAACCCTGGGGCGGGAACCGTCGCTTTGTCGACCGGCGGCCCGACGTTGATCGAAGGCGCGCCAACCGCATCAGGCTCGGTCGTCGCGAAGTCGATCGTGACCGGCTCATGCGCGCTGCCATCCACGTCCGTCGCCGTGACGGTGAACGCGGTGATCTCCGGCGCCTCGCCGGAAACGAGATAGGCCTTCATGCCGTCCTTGCTGGCGACCACGGTGGAGGTGCCCGCATCGCCTTCGGCCTTCGCCCACACGACGCTGCCATAGCGCGTATTCCGGCCGAGGCGATCCTTCGGGGCATCAAGCGCAAGTAGGACAGCCTCGCCCGTGTCGCAGGTAAATGTGTAGGTTGCCATATGGTCAGTCTCCTAGAAGGGGTTGGTTGAGAGCAGTTCGGGCAGCAGTTCCTTGCGAACCCTGAGCACCTGCGTGATGCCAATCTTCTGGCGCTTCGCTGGGTGCAAAAAGTCGTCGACCGCGCGTGTCGCGATCAAGAGAGCTGCGACCACCTGAGGCTGCGGTACAGTCACCCGGACGGTAACCTGGCCATCGGCTTCGAGCTGCAGGACGATTCCGGTGGGTTGAGGCGGGCAGTCGATGCTCATGGTCCTCCATGTCTGCACCGGATTAACGGGCGCGAAGCGGTGTCTTTCTCAGGCTACACGGTGCATTTGGTAGACATCGAGAGAACCGCTTCGACCTGTCGGTGGTAGAGCCGGCCGGCTCTACCACGCCCGCCAGTGGTAAGCATGCGCTTCGGGATGGGGGGGCGTCAATTGCGGCTAGATGGCGCGAAAGGGAGAGGTGCCTAGCTGTGCGCGCGGGGTGTGTGTGTTGGGGTGGGTGGTGTCAGTCGATGGAGCAGATCAGCGGCGGCGGCGAGGGTAGCGGCATCCAGTGTGTTGGCTGGTTTCCCGGGTCTCTCGTGAAGAGCGTGTACAGGCCACACCAGGCCTTTTTTCTGTCTGGTGCCACATCGCGGTGTGGATTGAGTACTGGCCTGGCAGATAGAACCAGCCGATGAGGATGTGCGCTCCGTCTCGCGGTGCGGTCTCGATCAGTTGCCATTCGCTCATGGCGACTCCTTCGGCGGCTCTGGCTTCTCGATCGGCAAGGGGCCGAACCACCAGTAACCATCGCCAACCTCGGCTCCCTGGAAGCTCATCAGCCCGTGAAAGCCTGAATAGACATGGACGAGCTCGATGATGTCTGGCCTGTAGAAATGCCAGTAGTGCCCCGGCTTGGTCGGCTTCTCCCGCGTCCATTTGAGCGGTGGCGCGGCGAGGTTCGCGCCGCAGAACGGGCAGAAGTTAATTGCGGTCTCCTGCGCCTTGAAGACTCTGTCGTGCAGCCACCATGTGTCATCTCCGCACTTCGGGCAGCTCATGCCTTCTCCTTCTCGATCAG